CACCCTTGAAGCAGTCACACCTGCTGACGCGGCTACAAAAAAGCGTTCGTGGGTTCTTGGCGCGTTGATGCCTCACGACACATGGTTGGAAAGAAAGAGCCCTGCGTGGCCAGTTGAAATCGTAGGCAGTAGAAAACTTATTCGCAAATACGGCGGTCAGCGCTTTCAGACTGAAGCTGATGTTCTCGGCTTCTACAATGATCACTGGGGAATCTTGTCGCCGCCATACCCGCACGCTGGGTCAGGCTGGTGGCGTAGCCGATTCATGTACGCCGCTCGCGTCGGTTCAATTCTTGTGACTGATAAAGGAGAAGGCGACCCACTTGGCGCTCCATATAAACTAACTATCCGCCAGGTTGAGGCTATGAACGACGCCGAACTCAAAGAAGCAGCCGACGCACAGTCGGCGGCGCTTCGTCCGCACATGCCAACGTACCAATCGTTCGTCGAGCACTGCAACAGAATTGTTACACGAGCAGCTACTGAAGATAGAGGACTTAAACTCAACCCAGACGGCACAGTCGCATGAAAAAAGTACTAGTTACGGGAATGACGTCATCGCAGTCGTCTATTCGCGCTAATCTTAGAACCCTGCAGTTTTCAGGAGTTCTTGTCGATATCCTTGAGAAAGCAGGCTACGACGTCACCCATGAACCGCCTTCTGTTGAATGGGACGCTGCGTTTTTAGACGAGTATGACGCTGTAGTTGCTGGTGTATCTCCAATCACAAGCGTGTCAGCTAACTACGCGTATGGCGGCCTCAGCGTAATAGACGCGCTTAAAGACAGTGATAAGTTGATTATGTTCATCGACGCTCCGGCTCCGCATCAGATTTTTTCTAGTCTGCGCGCAATTAGCACAGCTCCAGAGAATATTGTCAAACAGTTCTACTCATCACGTAAAGAGTACTTCGAAGCAGCGCGTCCTGGAGTTAAAAATAAGCTTCTTTCAGCTGTTGACTATTTGTTGAACGACAACTGGAAGACATGTTTGTACCCAGAGCTGCCGTGGAACAACCACTACAAAGTGTGTGCTCAAGTAGGAGATAACGCCGCAAAAGCGCTAAAGCCAGTCAATGTTGATTCTTACCTTGTGTCTGACACACCATCAACCACGGCTGTAGAAAAAGCTATCGTAAAAAAGCACGTTTGGGTGGCAAGTGACGTAACTTCAAGTTGGACTAAACGAGTTGCAGCGACGTCAAAGTTTCCGTTTACCGCGGCGAAAGACGGATACAAATCAACCGACGCGTCACTTAAAACAAAACTTGAAGGTTCTTCTGGCGCCGCAATTTCTCCTCATGGGCGAGACGGGTCTTGGTGGAGTCCGATGTTTGCCTACGCAATGAACACGATTACTCCTGTTGTTACCGACTGGCGAGACAGTGGCGCCATCGGTGATGCATGGAATTATATTGCTTCAGCCGTTGAAGATCTTGATCCTTTTGATAGAATTGACCTGTCATTCAGCCAAAAAGAACAATATGCTGATAAAATTCCAGATAGATCTACAGTTTTACAAACGCTAGAAACACATTTACAACTACAGTAAGGACATATGGGACTATTATTCAACGACTGGCTGGCAAAGACTAAGCAGCTACAGCAAGAGTCATATGGTGTGTCTTATGAGAAGTTTGAAGGCAGTCAGCCGCAGGAATTAAACAATATCATTGAGTACTTGCGCTGGAACATGCTCGCGATAGACGATGAGCTCGCCGAGGTGCGCAAAGAGATCTCGTGGAAGCCGTGGCAACACGATGATCCGTACGTTAATCGCGAGGCAGTGATTAAAGAGTGTGTTGACATTTTGCATTTTGTTGCGAACATAATATGCGCAGTCGGTGGAACTGACCAGCAACTGGACTCGTACTACGTCAACAAGATGGAAGTCAACAGACAGCGTCAAATCAAAGGATACAAAGTCAAAAGTGACGGCGTCAAGTGTAGTAAATGCACTCGTGCTTTAGATGATTTTGACGTAAGCACGTGCCCTGAACAAGAATGTCCTGGAAAGGTTAAGTAATGCCAAGCGTAGATTATCAATGGGTTCGTGAGCAACTACAGGCTCACAAGATAAGGGTAGGAGTTGGCAACACAGTACTTGAGCTGCTTGCCGCTTGGGAAAAAGGCAAGCACAGTTCAAAGCAAAACCAAGAAGTTATTGAGCTGTTCACTAAGTTTGCGCAAAACATTCCGCTTACAGAAGATGCGCCTGATGAAACCTGGGTGCCCGCGCAGCCTGGAAACATCGTAGTTGGTGATGTTATTCGTGTGAAGATAGACGCGTTTACAGATGAAACTGGTCGCATTCACAATGGACGCAGAGGGAAGGTAGTTGCAGTACGCTATGGAGACGTGATTTTTAAGTCTACAGACGGTAAGACACCGCTTCTTGATGGAGTTCACTATTCTCCGTACGCGCTGGAAAAAAGGATCAAATAATGCGCCAATTCATAGAGTACAAAGTCTACGGCAAAACAATTGCCGAAATTGCAGAAAACGCAGAGAAAGAATGGCGTGATCTTACAGATAATTCAACCGCGGTGCTTCCTCGCGACACTGAGATTCATATAGTGTCTCACAGCGCCGACGAGTACGTTGGTAACGTACAAATTAGAGCACGGACTGAAGACAAATGAAAAAGAACAGCACCGCAAGAGAAAGAATGCTTGCTGAAGCCTGTGACATTATCTCTGGAGCAAGAGCTAAACAGTACGGAGGACCAGAAGACAACTTTGAACGAATTGCAAAGCTGTGGTCAGTGATTTTTGGAATTGAAGTGACAAAAGAAGATGTCGCAATGGCTATGGTAGCTGTAAAGGTTGCTCGCTACGCTTCTAAGTCTGGATTTCAGCCAGACACATGGGTAGATATAGCTGGGTACGCCGCGTGTGGTTATGAAGTCGGCGAAATCGACGCTAGTTTGTAGTAAGTTTCTGCGTCGAGCAGTATAAGATTAAACAACTGATTGGATAACGGACAAACTATGGAAAAACCAACATTTATTGACTGCAACGGTCTTGCTGGGTTCATGAGCTACGGCTTTACTCAGGCTGGAATGGAAATGACGTTGCGCACTGGAACTTTAGACTTTGGCAACAAAGTCGCAGAGGTAAACCGCAAGTTTCTTGGTGACAAGTGGGATTCTTTCTTCTCAAGTAAAGAAGACGAATGGCCAGTAAAAGATGCAGATGTTGTCATGGGTTGTCCGCCGTGCTCTGGTTGGTCTGTATGGTCGGGTCCTGCAAACCGTGGTCCAGACTCAGCAGCGCACGAGCATACACGCGCGTTTATGCGCTACGCGGCAAAAGTTGCTCCTGAAATAATTGTATTTGAGTGCGTGCAACAAGCTTTCACTCAAGGGCGAGACGTCATGGTTCAATACAGAGACATGGTCGAACAACTAAGCGGTAAACGCTACGACCTCTATCACGTTAAGCACAACAACTTGCACGTAGGCGGATTCTCGTACCGGCCGCGATACTTTTGGGTTGCAACACGAGGTGGAATGCCTTTTAGTGTTGAAGAGCCGATTGTAGGACGTCTACCACGGCTTATGGAAGTTATTGGAGATCTCGCAAAGATGCCTCTGCAGTGGGAAGCACAGAAGTACACTGCGCCAGCTTCACCAATTATTGCGCATCTTAGATCTGAGACTGGCATGGTAAACGGGCACATTGGCAAGACAAATATTCATGCTCAGCGAGTTAAAGATGTGTTTGACATCGTAGGCAACGATGGTTGGAAAAACAGTGAAGATCTTGGAACAAATCTTAAAAAAGCTTATGAAGCAAATGGCAATAAGTTTCCAAAGACTTGGGAAAATCTTGGTGCAAATATTCTTGCTAACGACTTTAACTTAGGATTTTCTCAACCGTATCGTTGGAGAAAAGATCTTTGGGCGAACGTGCTAACTGGCTCAGCACTAGATCATGTTGTTCACCCTACAGAGCCTCGTCTAATTACTCATCGAGAAGCAGCGCGTATTCAAGGCCTGCCTGACGACTGGGAGTTTGAGTCAGTGAAAGACTACAGCTACTTGCAATCAACGTGGGGTAAGGCAGTCGCAGCTCAAGCAGCAAACTGGGTAGGTAAAGGAGTTGTCGCCTCTCTTGGCGGACAGTCTTTGACAAGAAGCGGAACTCTAATTGGAGACCGCGAGTATTTTGTAGACACAGACAAAGGATTTTCTCGTCAAAAAGTCAAGAAACAATGGTACCCAGAAGCTGGATAACTGGAGACTTAAGTTTAGTTTTCTAGCGTTTGTTGATATAATTTAATTAACGACGCAAGGACAACTTATGCAATCATTTCTTACTATTCCAGATTCATTTACAGCAACTGCTGCAACACTTGACAATAAGCGTCTGCACAAACAGACGCTTGAGGCATGGCAGTGTTTATTGACAAACACTAAACTAGACCCTGAAGGCAATCATCGTGACCCCAAAGGCTGGTACAACCACCCTGTCGCTCGCATGTGGCGTGGGTACGAAACGTTGCTTGTTTCTTACATTTCTGCAACGTACTTTGAATGGCGTAGTCGTGGCTTCAAGTCTACGCTGCTTGACAAGACTTACCGCACGTACGATCGCGCAGTAGAACTTAATCGAGTGTCTACAGATCTACTTGTGCCTACTTGGATGACAGACCGCGAGTACTACGAGCGTCTATGCTCCACGCATAGAACTGCGCTGCTGTGCAAGAACTACGATTGGTATAATCAATTTAATTGGGATGAAGATTCTGGCGCTAAACCGCAAACATACGTTTACCTATGGCCGCATCAAGATGGTTTTGTAGCTGCCTAAGACTAGCCACTCAGTTCACTCAGTTTAACCGCAGACATATTTTGCGGTATAGTTTCAATCACTTTTCTTAGATGACATGAGATACAATATGAATACGTATGAAAGACTCGCGTGTTGGAGAATGCCTATGGTGGGAGTGGACTGGCTATTCTTATTCTCCTTTAACTAGCTCGAGTCTAGTATTTTTCACTGAAGGTCATGTTGACCTAGAGCACGATGTTGTTCGCCGCGCGCTTGCTTCATCACTTCAACGAGATGGCTCTGCAGTATCTCTTGGAGACGGGTACAGACTTGCTGAGGCTGCTTCTGTTATTCAAGGGTACGCCGGAGAAGTAGATGGTGAAATCGACTATTCAGTGTGTGACGAACTGGGAGAAACTCCTGACGGAAACTACGTGGACGATATCATTGAAGTTACTTGGGTTGAGTTCTCTTGAAGCACAGGTTAAGCCAAACTGACTGGCAAGACAGCGCGAAGTGCGCAGAGCCTGAGCATAAACATCTCAGCAAATTCTTCTTCTCTAACGAGCCACGAGAAAAATACGATGCCAAGAACCTGTGTTACGGATGTGAAGCACGCAGTGACTGTTTAAAGTACGCTCTTGAAAACAAACAGATATGGGGAATTTGGGGCGGAAAAGATGAAGGCGAACTTAGACGTGCGCTTTCTGTGAACCAAGAAGGTAAAGAAGCTCGTAGACAGCGGTTTCCTAACTGTCCGTATTGCGCAGCGAGGCCCGACAAACTAGAAGTTGTTGTTGCAGAGTCCCCAGAAGGAGGCAGATGGACAACAATGAAACTTGTGCGGTGCTCAACTTGCGAATTCACATGGCGCAGCAGAACGAGTGCCAATGCGGTGATCGCTTATCATGCAGAACGCGCCGCACGTGCTAAGAAAAAGAAAGTAGAACGCGAAAAAACTAAGACTAAGAAAAGTAAAAAGTCTACTTTAAAGCCCAGCATCTAGTATCAGTATCAACTACGTCAACCTTAAAATCTGAAAAAATTGCAAGTTGTTTTTCAAGGTCTGTCTTAGTGACGTTTTTGTAGTATTCCCAGCTGCGAATTGGATTTTCATCAATAGCCGAGTGTGGCGGTCGTCCTTCACCGGCCATAGTCGCGATAAACATTCCACCTGGAACAAGTAGTGAGTGCGCATTTTTAACGATCTTTGGCCAGACAGCAGTATGTTCAAATACCTCAGCGCAAACTACTACATCGTACTGAACATCGCTTTTATAGACGCTGGCATCAGCGACAAGATCAACGCCCGGACCTTCTTGCACGTCGATTCCAAAGAATAATCCACCGTCCGAGATCGTGTTTGCAAACAGCGGCCTAACACTTCCATTTATATCCAAGCTGCCAATTTCAAGCACGCGCGCCGATGTGCTCTTTGAGACTAGCGTCTTTCGCAGGTCCAAGCACCGTGCTACCCAGTTCATTACATTGCCATGCATGTCAGTCCTCAATGTTCCATTTAATGTAAAATTTCAACTTATCGTTTTGAACAGTTTGAACAAAGTTGTCTGGCGGATCATTTTCAATCGTACTTGAGCTGTTGCCGCTACAGCGAGCTACACTTGTAATAACCGCGCGACGTTTTTGAGTCCTAAGAACCCAGTTCAACACGTCATTGTCGCCGTACCACCACTTCATTGACTCATCGAAGCGCCATGTCTTAGTAAGATCTTTTGACAGCGCCATGCAGAATCCAGCAAGTCCGCCGGTGCCGTCATAGCGACCGTTGCACACGGTGTTCACATCTTGAACGATGTCTGTAAACTTACGATAGTCATATCCCGCACAGGCAATTCCAATTGACTTGTCGTACTCAAGTAGGGACGCCAGTGCTCCAGCGCAGTGATCTCCAAGAATTACATCGTCATTTATGAATACTGCTCCTGTGCCTTTTTCGATCGCGACATCGATGCCAAGATTCCACATGACGTGAATACCGGCGCCGAGCTTTACCTGTTTTAGCACGACGTTTTTCTTGTCGGCAAGCAACTTTTCATACGTTGCAAAGGCGTCAGGTCCGTCAGCAACAACCACGATTGTCTCTACCTGACCGTCTTTTTGAAGACGATCGATGACATCTAGAGCTCCGTCTACGTTTGATTTAGTTGGAATAACCGCGGTGATCTTTTCATAGTAATGATCGCGCAGCATCAGAGACATGTTCCCCTGCATGCGCTCGTTGTTAGGCTCGATGCGAAGCGCGTCATGGCAGTAGTCGATCGCCTGTTTCTTTTGGCCTAGGTACGAAGACGCGATCGCGGCAAAATCGTGCGGAGCCGCGCCCCACGAGTATGCATCGCAAAGATACAGCAGCGGCTTTTCTTTTATCGCGAGTGCACGTTGCGCCGCGGCCAAACTGTTCGCCCACTGTTTCTTGCCATAGTAATGACTCGCAAGCTCTACCCACGGCTCGCGAAAATCCGGCGCCTCTGCGCACGCGCGTAGAAGCCAGGTCTCAGCCTCCGACGTTTCTACCTTCGCAAGATAGCGCATCGACGCCGCGCGCTCGGGACGCCACTGCGCCGTTGGAAGAGCGAGGTGTCGCTTGAACTCTGTCAATGCTTGATCGCTTTGACCGTGAAAAAACAACTCACGAGCGTAGTAATACGCGTTGCGATCGTCGTTTGGAAGTTCATCAACTGCTTTCTTAAGAAGAGGAAGGTACTGTCCGCGCGACTTTGAATGATCAGCAAAATGATGAATCTGCATTCCAATCCAACTCTGCACCTCTCCATCAGTTGGACTCAACACCTCATGCACTGGGTGTCGCCAACGATATCCTTTTCTTGCGTGAGCCTTGTCCGCGCCATAAACTAAGCCTTCGGTGCCGTCTGGATTCCAGTTCCACACGTACTTGTATCTTGGGCGAGTCACTCCCGGCGGTGTCTTTTCAAAGTGTTCTCTCCAGCCGGCGACTAACACCTCGTCCATGTCAAGAGCGATGCAGTAGTCGATGTCAGCTGGAATCATGGCCAATGACGCATTTCTTGCATCGTCAAATCGCCAAGGCCTAACACAGATTGACACTACGTTGATTCCCAGTTCGCGAGCCGTTTCTACTGTGTCGTCGGTAGATCCAGTGTCAGCGATCAACAGGTAGTCCGCATCCTTTGCCGATTCATACCAAGGCTTTACAAATTTTTGCTCGTTTAGCGCTATTGTGTATACAGCGATCTTCATACGTTTTCTCCCACGCGTCTTATCGTCTATATTATACTCTCAAGTAGCTTTTCGCTGCTTTTACGGAAAACTAAAGGATTGCTGGTAGCGGTATCAGTCACCTAGTTAAATTGCGACCCACATCTACGACTCAACAATTTCTATCCACACTTGGTTTGGTTCAAACCATCTATAGTTGCCATCAGGCTTCGGTGTTGGTGGTTGCCAATCGTAGTTGGCATCTAGAGTCCACGAACCGTATGGTTGTGGTAAGACGAACACATCAGCATCAGGCAGATAAATAAAGCCAATGCCTGCGTATCGTTTGCGAATGTTGCCGTTGTATGAAGTTCGTTTACAGGTCAGACCTGCGTTCCATTCTAGGCTTTCATAAAACTGTTCCCACGCCTCCGAAGAACCGCCAACACCGTTTTGTGTAACTGTTTCATCAACGCCTGTCAAAACTTTGACCACAACATTGTTGCTATCTAAATATGCGTAATGTGCCATTATGCCCAACTCACATATCCCGTGCCAGCCGTAATTGTTGCCCGTTTGTATCCACCGCTTGCTGCGCTTTCCGTGCCAGTTAAACCTGTTCCGAAAGTAATCGTTCTTGAATCTGAATAGCGAAGTATCACTACACCACTACCGCCTGCACCAGAGTCACCTGTTGTATCTATTTTTGCACCACCCGCACCAACCGAAACAACAACATTGGTTGAAGGCGAAATATCAAGTGGGGTTTCTAAACTACCGCCACCGCCTGTTGCTGTAACTGTTGAACGAAACCCACCAGCACCACCGCCACCGTGACCAGCAGTTCCTGATACGAGTGAAGCACCACCACCACTACCTGTATTGACTGTGCCAGCACCTGCATTCGTGCCACCCGAAGCAGCAGCACCGCCACCGCCCGAACCACCTGCTCCGCTTGCGCCACCACCACCGCCACCAGCACGAGTAACAGATGTTCCAGTAATGTCGTTTGCTACACCAGCACCACCAGCACCGTTTGCACCGACACCACCAACCGCACCAGCACCGCCACCACCACCACCGCCGTTAGTTCCAGTAGTATTTACGCCACCTGCAAAACCTTGACCACTTTCACCAGTTCCGCCAACACCAGTTGTGCCACCACCAGCACCACCACCAGAACCGCCTGCTAAACCGTTTCCATTTTGATATTTACCGCCACCACCACCGCCACGAGAAACAATGGTTGAGAATATGCTTGCATTTCCGTTATTTCCAGTAAAATAACCATCAAGAGGAATATCAAATGCTCCGCCTGAACCGCCACCGCCGATAACAAGATAATCAACAGTTATGCCACCAACAGCACTTACGATTGTCGGTGTGTTGCTAGCCGAAACATAACCCATCAACCTTGCAGCCATAAACTAAACCTCACTCTCGATAACAGGACTTGGTGGTGCAACAAAATCTTGTGTCGCCTCATCATATGTCCAGCCGATACCAGCATAAGTTTTGCCTGCTGTATCAAAAAAAGTTTCAACCCAAGTGCCCTGATAGCGGTCAGGGTTCGCTTCCAAAAACTCTTGTGTAACACAATGAACATCGATAACAACATTGTCATCGTTAAGTTGAGCAAAAAAAGTTTTCATACTTTAAACCTGACATAAACAACCCCAGCCGCACCTGCGCCACCTGTGCTACCTGAACTATTTGCACACGACCCACCACCAGCACCATAATTTACGCCTGCGTTGCCGTTGCCTGTAGTTTTACCTGCAACGCCACCATTTCCAGCCGTGCCACCAGTTGTTTTACCGCCACCGCCACCGCCTGCACCCGCATAATATGTTGCACCAGTTATAAACGGTGAAATGTCAATACCGTTTCCGCCTGTGCCCCCATTAGTTGCGCCGCCATTGCCGCCAACGCCACCTGCACCACCGCCACCGCCACCCGTAAATTCTGCTGTGCTTCCGCCGTTGCCGCCGTTGTTGCCGTTTGCTAATTCCAAACTAACTGCACCTGTAGCACCTGCTGAACCGCCTGCTCCTGAACCGCCTGCACTATCTTTTTGGCCTGCTTGTGCAACTGCACCTGTTGAACCGCCACCAGCACAAGCAATTACACTTCCAACAGAACTACCTAACCCTGTTGTTGCGCTATTTGCGCCACCAGCACCAGCACCACCAGCACCAACATCAACGGCATAAGTAGCGGCAGTCAAATAAATTGTGGTTGCAGAATTTATGCCAACTACAGCACCGCCACCCGCACCGCCGCCGCCATATAAACTCGAACCAGCGTGACCGCCACCGCCACCACCGACAAGCAAAACGTCAAACAAACCTGCTGTAGTAACAACAAGATTGCTGTCGCTCGTAAAAGTTAGAAGCGTACAGTTCTGTGAAGAAACAGTTATAGAACTTGAAGTGCCACCAGTCGCCACACCATAACCTGTAGTAGCAACAATAGTGCTTGTGCTTCCAGCACTCACATATCCGAGTTCACGCCTGTTCGGCATAGTTAAACCTCACTCTCGATAACAGGTGCGATGAACTCGTCAGCAACAGCGTCATAGGTGTAACCGATACCTGCGTATCTGCCACGAATGTTCCCGTTGTATGAGGTGCGTTTGCAGGTTAAACCTAGATGTATTGCTTGCGATTCATAAAACTTTTCCCACGCTTCTGTTGAACCGCCAACAACTTTGCCGTCAGTATCAACTTGTGTTTGTGTTTCGTCAATGCCAACAATTACTTTGACAACGACATTGTTTCCATCAAGAAATGCGTAATGAGCCATTATTGATACCAACTAACATTTCCAGAACCAGTATAAATGGTTGCTCGCTTATATCCGCCCGATGCAGCCGATTCTGCGCCTGCTACACCAGCACCAAAAAGAATACTATAAGCGTCTGAGTAGCGAAGAATAACTACACCGCTTCCACCTTGACCACCGTTACCGTCAATAGCGCCGCCAGAACAGCCGCCACCGCCACCACCAAGATTTGCAGCACCACGACCAGCATCACCATATTTGCTTGTGCTACCGCCACCACCAGTTCCGCCCATACCGTTGCTAGACCAGTTTCCTCCGCCTCCTCCACCGCCTCCTCCGTATGTTACGGAGGTTCCAGTAATGCTTGAAGCCGTACCGTTTCCACCATTACCAGACGAACCAGTACTTACGCTATTAGTGCCGACAGCACTTGTGCCACCGCCACCACCAGCAGAGTTTATTGAACTATTTGTTCCACCTGCGTAACCTTCGTTACTTGTTCCAGTACCACCAGATTTTAAAGTTGCGCTAAAAGCACCACCACCTCCACCACCACAACCACCGTTTAAACCTGCTCCATCTGGACTTCCACCTCCGCCACCGCCAGATACTGAAACCGTGCTAAATGAACTTGCTGAACCAGATGTTCCACTTGCACGAGTAACACCACCAGCGCCACCTGCCCCAACGGCTACTGCATAATTTGTGTAAGTAGAAAGCGATAATGCTGAAGGCAGAGAACCACCGCCACCAGTTGCGGTTACTGTGCAACGCATACCACCAGCACCGCCACCACCAGCGCAAAAGCCTGTAGCAAGTTCACCGCCACCTCCACCTCCGCCACCAAGAACTAAGTAATCAACGGTTAAAGAAGTTGGGACACCAGTAACATTCGCCAAAATTACTGTCGGTGTGTTTGAAGCCGAAACATAACCCATCAACCTTGCAGCCATAAACTAAACCTCAACCCATTCAAGTTCTGATTCGTTCCAAGAATACATTTTGTCGTCTGTTGGCATAGGTGTTGGTGGATTCCAAACTTTATTTGCCCAAGTCCAAGACGGATACGGTTGTTGCGGTCTAAAATCTTGTGCATCAGGTAAATACTCGTAACCAACACCGGCGTATTGTTTACCTGCCGTATCAAAAAATGTTTCAACCCAAGTGCCTGTGTATCGTTCAGGGTTCGCTTCAAGAAAATCTCGTTGCACCACAGCGACATGGGTTACAACATTGTTTTCATCAATTTGTGCAAAGTATTGTGCTGACATTATTTACTCCTGTTTGCTTTATTTAGATTTTGAACCTGACAAAAACTGCGCCAGCAGCACCGTTGCCCGATTGTAATGCGCTAACTGTTCCGCCACCTGCTGCACCGTAATTTGAGCCGTTGTTTCCTGCGCCAGTTGTTTTACCTGCAACACCGCCGTTACCTGCTGCCCCACCAACACTTGCACCGCCACCGCCTCCACCTGCACCCGCATAATAGGTTGCGCCAGTAATAAAACCGCTTATGTCTATGCCGTTACCGCCAGTTCCACCAGTCCCAGAAGTTGAACCACCGCCAGTTCCACCAGCACCGCCACCACCTCCAGCACCATTACTTGTAGTTGCGCCACCACCATTGTTCCCAACATTACTGTCGCAAGAAACTGAACCTGTGCCACTTAAGGCAGCGTCAATAACACCACCACCAGATGCACCCGTTGGATATGCGTTTAACTGACCGTCATAACAACCACCACCGCCACCGCCAGCAACAGAAATCTGTGAACCGATAGATGACTTTAAACCGATGCCACCCGTTGCGGTTGCGGTTGTTCCAGCACCGCCAGCACCAACATCAAGCGTGTAAGTTGCAGCAGGCAAATAGATTGTGGTCGTGCTGGTAATACCTAAAACACCGCCACCACCTCCACCGCCGCCAGGCACAGAATCCGTGTAACTGCCACCACCTGCACCGCCGCCGCCGATTAAACAGACATCAAACAATCCACCAGTAGAAACAACAAGATTGCTGTCGCTCGTAAACGACAACAGCGTGTAACTCTGATTACCAACAGTAATCGTTGAACTACTGCCGCCCGAAGCAACACCATAACCACTCAAAGTTGCTACAGCACTCGTCTTGCTACGAATATAAACAATGCCTGAACCGCCTGTGCCGCCCGTTGCACCGCCACCGCCTCCACCACCTGAACCCGTGTTTGCTGCTGCCGATGAACCTACCGCAGTTACTCCGCCTGCACCACCAACTGAACTACCACCAGCACCAGCCGAACCGCTACGAGTGCCACCGCCGCCACCGCCACCCTTAAATAATGCGCTTCCACCAATAAATGCACTGACATCATAACCAGCACCGCCGTTTCCGCCGTTTCCACCGCTTGCGTTTGCACCAACGGCTGTTACGCCACCGCCACCGCCAGCGCCAGAGCCATTACTTTGCACGCCGTTACCGCCTGCAAAACCATTTACACCTGCATTAGTTGCAGCACCTCCGACAATTTCTGGAGCCGAACCTGTGCCACTACCACCACCGCCACACGCACCGCTTTTGTTTGTGACAGCCCCATAATTAACGCCAGTTCCGCCACCGCCAATACCAAAACTGCGACCAGTTGAGTTAATGTTTGAACCTAAACCTTCCGTATTACTTGCGCCACCAGCACCAACATCAACTGCGTAAGTTCCAGCAGTTAAATAAATTGTGCTTTCAATAACGCCACCTGCGCCACCACCGCCACCGCTATCTGTGCCAATACGACCACTAGAACCGCCAGCACCGCCACCAAACATAAGGACATCAAATAAACCATCAGAGGTTACAACAAAGTTGCCGTCAGAAGTAAAAGTATAAAGATTATAGTTAGAACCACCAGCAGTAATACTTGACGATGTGCCGCCCGAACCTACACCGTAAGCGCCTACTTGCCCAACAATAGTCGGGGTATTACCGCTACTTACATATCCGAGTTCACGCCGATTCGGCATAGTTAAGCTCCTTCAATAACTGGACTTGGTGGCGCAACAAACTCTGTGCCATTCCAAGTATCACCGATGCCAGCATATTTGCCACGAGAAGCACCTTCAATCGGATTGTTGTTGTAAGAAGTCTGAACCCACACACCGTCAAAACCGATAGATGCGATGAACGCTTGACCGTCTGCTTCGGTTGGTGCATCATTGTTGCTGACAACGATTACTTGTTGCACTAAACCGTTTTCTATTTTTGCAAAATGTGCCATAACTAAACCTTGAACCTTACATAAACAATACCGCTACCGCCTGCACCGCCATTTGAACCGTTGACTGTGCTGCCGCCACCACTACCGCTATTTGCTGAAGCAGAATTACCTGTGCCTGATGTTTTGCCAGCGTTTGAATTTGCCGATGAGTTACCACCAGCACCGCCAGAACTAGTGCCACCGCCGCCACCGCCAGTTGATTTGTAAGTTGCACTGCCTGAAATAAATGCACTGACATCACCGCCATTACCACCAGTACCGCCAGTAGTGGTACCTGAGGTGCCACCTGCGGCTGAATAACCGCCACCGCCACCGCCAGCCCTTAAGTCTCCATCACGAGAACCAATGCCGCCATCATTACCTAAATTTGCAAAATTAGCAATACCACCAGCACCACCACGACCACCACCACCACCACCAGAACCACCTGGACCAGCGGCGTTGTCGTTAGAGTGTCCAAAACCACCACCAGAAGCAACAAGTTTTGTGCCGACTGCGGTGAAACTTCCTGCTGTTCCAAAATTTTGACCCACACCACCAGCACCACCAGCACCGATTGTAATTGTTTGATTTGCGTCTAGATAAAGTGTTGATGTTGTAAAAAGACCTACAAGTTGTCCAGCACCGCCACCGCCACCAGCAACACCACCACCACTACCACCAGCACCACCGCCACCGCCAGCAACTAAAACGTCAAACAAACCTGCGGTAGTAACCGTCAAAGTTCCTGTGCTTGTAAAAGTTAGAAGCGTGTATGCCTGTGCTGACACAGTAATACTTGACGAAGTTCCGCCTGTCGCAACACCGTAACCCGTTTGAGTGCCGTTTACATAGACGGCACTTGTTGTTGGCTCTGCGCTGACATATCCAAATGTCCTGCGACCCATAGGTTACGCCGTAATTCTGTTGACGAATCCGTGAATCGTGATGACGTTTGCAGTAGCGGCGAATGCACGAACAACCTTTGCTGAAGCGTTGCCCTGCAACAACAGTCCTGGAATGATAGTTACAAGTCCAGCCTCTGGCTGTACTGTGACCTCAATGTTGCCATCAGGCGCATCAGCCTGACCCCACTCAATCGTCAATTTAACCGACGAAGCAGAGGTATTCACGGCGTACAACCAGATCTCATCGATCGTCGTTGCAGTAGCCGATGCTGTGTGAATTGCCGTACCAGCTGTGGCAGTAGCAGCAACTTTTATCGCTAACCCTGTGCCCGTAGTGCCGGCTGGCTGTAGACATAATTTGCTTAGTGTTGCCATTATCTATCTCCTATTTTGTTAAGACCATATTTGCGTTGCGATGAAAACTTGATCATCGAACGCGTCGAAGCCAGTTCCTGATGATGCTGCAGTAACTCTACCTTGTGCGTCAACAGTGATGTTGGTCGTCGTGTATGAGCCTGGCGTAACTGCTGTGTTAGCAAGCTTGTCTGCTGTAACCGCGTCGTCAGCAATCTTTGCAGTTGTAACGTTTAAATCAAGAATCTTAACAGTTGTGACAGCGTCGCTTGCTAATTTAACCGCCGTGACTGACCCATCGTCTGGCACGCCCGGAGACAGGGCGGATACGCCCATAAGCGTCCATGCGGTGCCGTTGTAAAACCAAGTCTTGCCACTAGACGTGAAAAGATCATTTGTTAACGGTGAGTTTGGAAAATCAATTGCTGCCACTGTATCATCCTATCTTTCGATACGCACTATACCCTATGTATATTAACACGAGTATACAGCGGTGATTACGCGACCTAGTTGCTTTTTGTTGAAAATTACAACAAATCTAGCGGTTATTGCGGTAGTCTACTGCGTAAATACGCGCACTCTAGAGCAAGGGCTTCTTCGTACCGAATTCCGTATCTATTTCCGGCAGCCTGGTGTTCTTGCACCATGCCAATTCCGTCCTCAAAGCGCTCTTCCTGCTCTTCCCATTCGTCGTAGCACAGGATGCCGTAGGCAAACGGATCAACGCCTTCAGCCTCAAATGCTTCTTTAACTCGTTGCGCCACCAACCCAACATGCCACCTCGCGCCGTCTCCTTTTTTCTGAACAGCGTCTTTAAACTTGAACTGTTGATACTCGACGTTACTCCAAGCGCGCAGAACTGCCTCGTTGATGTCGCCGATCTGCTCTTTCTCTCTTTCATCCGATGTGCTAATTGTTGCAGTGTCGGCGTAAACTACCGTCCACCTACGAGCCGCTCCACCAAGTGAGTATGTTGAATCAGTGCGAGGTCGTAAGACCTGAGTATCTGTGTTTGTTGCAAAAAAAGTTACAGTCGCGCTTCCATCAGTTTCAGAACCGCCGGTGACTTGTATTCTTGCATCATAGTCATTGACCGATTCGTTGTTGCCAGAGGTATGAATATCCATGTACCAGGTTGCTGCAGTGTTTTGCTTTCCAAGTTCCAGTGTGCCATCAGCACGCAAAAGAGCGGAGCGCTCATTGGAAATATAAGAATCAAAAACATTTGTTCCACCTGTGTAGTATAAACCAGTATCGGCATTATCAACTCGTAGTCCTACAAAACCAGAACCACGAGCAACAAAGAAACTTTGGACTTTGTACGTTCCAAGATTTACGGCATCAAAACCCCATGCATAGTGTGAACCACCAGTTGCAGCGGTTGATGCTTCTTTGTTGTCTACAAGTCCAAGTTCAAAACCAGTCATTGCTGAAGCATGTGAATTCGCGTCCATCAAAACATTTGCGTTATGCGCCCATACTTTTGTGAACGGATTTACATAGGCAGTTGCTGTTCCCGATGGAGTTGAGGCAGATTGTGCTGTACCGTTGGCGAGATACCAACCTTCAACCGTGATGCTTGAACCATTTGCTGCCCAATCAGTGATAAATCCGCTGTACTTTGTTGGGCTGTGAGCAGTATCAATAATCATGCCTTTGCGCAAAAGTCTTCTATTCGCCTCGCTGATTGTTGAAGCAGGGACAACAGTTGTTGCTGTATAGGTTGCGCCAGCTAAAGTCAGCGTTGGAGGTGGAGCTAAAACATCGGCAAAGAAAGAAACTGCGTCTCTGTCAGTGTAGATAGAGATATCCGCCTCGTTGGTTACACCCAAAACTTCGGCGGCGCTATTAAAGTCCGAGCCACTTGGATAAAGTCTTACCGCAAAACCAGTCGCGCTATCTTCGTTGCCGTAAGGCGCCGACATGATTCTTTGGCCCTCACGAAGAAGGTCACCGTTAAGATTTTCTGGATTAAGGATTTTTGCGCCACGGTCTGCAACCCAAACAACTTCTCGACCGCCAGTATCTATTCGACTAGAAAGCACATAGTTGCCATCTGGAATTGTTACAAATACACAATTTGCTCTCAGGATTCCATTGTCAGTGTAGGTGACAGCGCCAGTTCGTGCTTGTGCCGCGGCATCAAAAGCGGCAGTGTCATCTGTAACGCCATCGCCAACTGCGCCATAATCTGACACAGAAACTGGCAGAGAGGTCTTATTGACTTTTGCATTGATTTGAGTTTGAATTGCCGAGGTGACACTGTTCACGTAGCCGAGCTCGGTTGATGACACGTCACCGATAGTCGTTGTGCTTGGTAATACAACGTTGCCAGTAAAAGTAGGCGAGCTTAGCGGTGCGTAAGAAGCAAGTGAGCCTGCTTCTACATTTGCAGCTGAAGGATTTACCTCCCAGGCAGAACCATTCCAAGTCCACGTGCGGGAGCCGGCAGTGTATACTTGGTTGAGAGATGGAGAATTTGGAAAATCAATTGCTGGCATATCGTGCTCTTTCTGCCGCTACTGCGACACTACAGTGTATTTTACTACGCTTTAGCCGGTGCAATAATTTTGTTGCTGGTAGCGGTATAAGCCACCTAGTTAATGTGTGACCCACTCTTGTTCTTCTTCGTTCCACTCATACGGGTTTTCTGTTGAAGCATCTGATGGCATTGGTGTCGGTGGTTGCCAATCGTGGTTGCTGTCAAGAGTCCACGAAGGGAACGGTTGTGGTGCTACGAACACATCAGCGTCAGGCAGATATTTGAACCCAACGCCACAGAATTGTTTGCGAATCCTGTTATTAAAACTTGTCTGAACCCAAGTGCCACCGAATAAATCGTTGCACCACTCAACACCGTTTGATTCATATTCGTTAGCGACCACGATTACTCGTAGCACATTATTGTTGTTATCTAATTCTGCGAAGTGTGCCATCAGAAAGTCCACGCAATCGTGCCAGTTGCAAGAAACGTAAATATTTTGTATCCGCCCGTGGTTGTTTGTGTGCCAACTGTCAATGTGGTTGGGTCTGCGAATGTGTCAAGAGTTCGCATAATAACGATTCCTGAACCGCCAGCACCACCTGCACCTGCGCCTTGACCGTCATTACGACCACCGCCACCGCCACCCGTGTTTGCTGTGCCAGCCTGCGGAAGTGTGCTTGCATTTCCACCGTTACCGCCACCACCATTTCCGCCAGAAGCAACAGCCCCAGAAGGAGAATTACCACCACCACCGCCACCGTAGTAAACACTTGAACCTGATATCACATTCACTACGCCAACACCACCTGCATTAGTGCCCGACCCAAATGTATTTCCACCAGTATTACTTGCACCGCCACCGCCACCGCCGAAACCGCCAGTCGTAGAACCACCCGCACGACCTTGATTGGCTGTGCCTGCTGAGCCATTCGTATTCAAATTATAACCACCACCACCACTCCCACCAGTAGCAGACGCATTAGTGCCACCACCACGACCACCACCAGTTGAAGTAATAGTTGTCAAAGCCGTGCCAGCAACAGAACTATCTGTGCCAGATGTGTTTGACGCACCACCAGCACCAACCGTCGCTGTGTAAACAGTTCCGCTAACTGGTGTGAACGCTGTTTCTAAAGTCGTAGCATCACCGCTTACCGCAACAGTGCTTCTTACGCCACCAGCACCACCACCGCCACCGTTAAAAGTTGCGTTGTTGCAGTTTCCCCCACCACCACCGCCAGCGACAACAAGATAATCAACAACAACAGGGACAGCACTTACAGTTTGCACAACTACAGGGTAAGCCGAAACATATCCAAGCGGTCTGCGTGAATTAGTCATCGTCTAGCCCAGTAACGCTTGTGGGCGAGTCGGAAAAACAATCAACTTAGGGTCAGCGTTTTGTGATGGCAAGTCTCGTAGTTCTTCACGGTATTCTTGCCACGCTGTTTTGTCGGCTGTGCAATCTGCTATCTGTGTCCAGTCCGATGCTTGTAGTTCACGGTTACGCCAGTTTCTAAACCGTTCAAAATACCATTCGTTAGGTATTTCGTTTGCGTTTTCGTGTGGTGCAACAAAATCTAGGTAGTTCATTATGCAGCCTCATAAACAAAATTAAAGTTAATGATATCGGTTGTTGCAAATGTAAACGGTTGAGTAGCACCGACATTGGCGTGAAACAAAAAATTTCCCGTTACTTGTGGCAACTTAAATAGAACTGTTGTAGTTGAATCTAAATATCCTGCGCCAAGATATTGGTCGGTTGTGCTTGTATCAACATAACTTATGTTGTTTGTGTAAAAATTGTTTCCTAATTTTGCTGTAACTGGCAAACTTATTTTAGGACCGCTTCCCATAGTTGTTGTGCTTCCGAAAGTTAATTGACCGTAAACATGAACCAAAAAACCAATCTGTGCATAACGAAAATTGTTTGTGCCATTACCAAGAGTTATGTTTGTGTAAGAAGGCGTGTAGGCAACATAAGCAGTTACATTGTTGCTCGGAACTGCTTGAACAATTTGGCTAGAAGTATAAGCCATAGTTAAACCTCACTCTCGATAACAGGTGCGATGAACTCGTCAAGGTCAGCGTCATAGGTGTATCCGATACCTGCGTATCTGCCACGAATGTTCCCGTTGTATGAAGTGCGTTTGCACAACAAACCTTGATGCTGTGGTTGGTTTTGATAGAACTGTTCCCACGCTTCTGAAGAACCGCCGACTTCAACATCACCGTCTAGTTGTGTAACTGTTTCATCAACGCCGACAATAACTTTGACAACTTTGTTTCCGTATCCAATAAATGCGTAATGTGCCATTACAAAGCCCAACTCACATTACCCGAGCCAGCAGTAATCGTAGCCCGTTTGTAGCCACCCGAAGCAGCCGACTCTGTGCCTGTTAAACCTGCGCCGATAGTGATTGTATAAGTATCTGCGTAACGCAAAATGACTACGCCACTACCACCGTTGCCACCGTTATAGCCAACAAAAGTATTATTGCCACCGCCACCGCCGCCACCGCCAGTATTGGCTGTGCCTGCTGAACCATTTGCACTTCTTCCACCATTACCGCCACCGTTTGAACCTGTGCCTTCATTGCTTTGATTTTGTGAGTTACCACCGCCACCGCCACCAGCGTAAGTAACACTTGTGCCAGTAATGCTTACAGCCTGACCTGCACCGCCATTTGCGTTTGTTGCTGCTGCACCCGCACCACCACCACCACCAGTAAGACCTGATGGGTGAGTGCCACCATTCGCACCATTATTTCCTTGAACAGGGCTGGCAGTTCTTGTGCCAGCATTAGCACCTGTGCCACCGCCAGCAGATGAACCACCATTACCGCCAGCCGTTTGTGGTCCACCACCAGTTCCGCCACCAGTTGAAGTTATGGAATCAAAAATACTACTTCCACCTTGTGTTCCATTATTGCTTGTGCTGCCAGTACCTCCACTGCCTACCTGTATTGAATAATTTGTATT